CTCGCCATGCGGCACACCGGCGAATCCTCGGTGCTCGCCGGCATCGCCAACCTCGTCAGCGCCGGCATGACGGCCGTGCTGCTGGAGATGGCGGCATGGGCTCAGCTCGACGGTGCAGTGACCTACGCCCTAAACACCGACTTCATGCCTGAGGGCCTCACCGCGCAGGAATTGACAGCGCTCGTGCAGGCTTGGCAAGCCGGCGGCATCTCCTGGGAAACGTTCTTTGCGAACCTCAAGGCCGGCGAGATCGTGGCTCCCGACGTGACGCCGGAAGACGAGAAATCCAGAATCGACGCTGCCGGGCCGCCGCTGGGCACGATGCCGCCGCAGGACGACGACCCAAGCGCTGGCGGCGGCAGTGGCGACGGCGAATGAGCGCATCGCCGACGAGGCGATCGCCCACAGCGAGGCTCTGCAGCGGTACAGCAACGGCGTCGTCGCGCGAATCATCGCGCTGCTCAACCGCGCAGACGCCGACATCGTTGCCAAGTTGAGCGAGGCAATCGAGCGGCTTCCGGCATCGCAGTTCAACGTCGACCGGCTGGACGCACTGCTCAAGAGCGTGCGCAAGCTGAACGAGCAGGCCTTCAAGGCTGCCGGGCGCGAGCTGGAGGCGCAATTGCGCGGCCTCGTCGATGTCGAAGCAGAGCACCAGCTGTCCCTGTTTGAAGACGTGCTGCCGCCACAGGTGCGCGCCAGCGTCAGCGTGGCTGAGGTCAGCGCCGGACAGGCCTACACCGCGGCGCTATCCAGGCCGTTCCAAGGGCGCTTGCTGCGCGAATGGATGGCGGGCATCGAGGAACAGCGCGCCGCTCGCATCCGGGACACTGTGCGCACCGGCTACGTGCAGCAGGAAACTGTCGGCCAGATCGTCCAACGCGTCCGCGGCACCCGCGCGCGCAAGTACGCGGACGGCCTGCTCGAGATCGATCGGCGAAGCGCTGAAGCGGTGGTGCGCACCGCGGTGTCTCACTTCGCCGCCTTCACGCGCGATAGTTTCATCGAGGCGAATGACGATCTCATCAAGGCTGTCGTATGGACTGCGACGCTCGACACACGCACCAGCGAAATCTGCCGCGTGCGTGACGGCAAGCAGTACGGCGCCGACGAGAAACACCGGCCGATCGGCCATTCGCTGCCGTGGCTCGGCGGCCCCGGGCTCGCGCACTGGAACTGCCGCAGTACCGCAGTCCCGGTGCTGAAGTCGTGGCGAGACCTCGGTATCGATGCCGACGAGGTGACGGGCGAAACGCGCGCAAGCATGGACGGCCAGGTGCCGGCTGAGCAGACATTCGGGCAATGGCTAAAACGACAGAGCGCGGCGCGGCAGGACGACATCCTAGGGCCGACGCGCGGCAAGTTGCTGCGCAGCGGTGGGTTGAGCCTGGATCGCTTCTACAACGACAAGGGGCGGTATCTGACGCTCGACGAACTGCGGTCGCGCGATGCTGCCGCGTTCGAGCGGGCAGGGGTAAACTGATGCCACGATGGTTCAACGCGCCAGATCAGAACCAGTACGTCCAGTGCTTCACCCATTGGGCGCAGCGCGGTCCGTGCAGGAAACTAACGCACACGGACGCTGATGATGCTGCACCTCGTCAAAGGCCATCACAAGCGCAAAGCAACCGCGTTGCTCGAATGCCCGCGATGCAAAGGCCGCGAAGTCGTTGAGACACGCATCGGCGTGCAGATGATCGACGGTAGACCGACGCGCGGCACGAAGGTGCTGCTGTGCGCGAACTGCCACCGAAACGGCGAGCGAGTCGCGCTGGCCTGAACTGACCGAACCGAACACCGGAGCCCGCCATTGCGCGGGCTTCGTCGCTTCTGTGCCTGTGGCGCAGACATACCGCGGCTGAGCCGCAAAACCAGTCCTGAGGACACCAATCGTGAGCACTGTCGACCTGAAAGCACCTGAGGTGCAAGCCGCCATCACCGAAGCTGTCGAGGCCGCAACTGCGGCGCTGAAGACGAAGAACGCCGAACTCATTGCCGATGTGCGCAAGGCGCGCAAGGGGCAGGAGATCGACCCCGAGGTCGTCACCCGGCTCGAGGAACAGGTCGAGACGCTCAAGGGCGAATTGACCGCTGCGCAGAAGGCTGCAAAGACCGCGGCAAGCGAGGCCGACAAGGCCAAGAAACTGCACGAGACGGAGGCTGCCTTCACGCAGCGCCTTCTCGTCGACAACGGGCTGACCGCTGAGCTGGTCAAGGCCGGGGTCAAGGAGCCCGCGCACCTCAAGGCAGTGAAGGCGATGCTCGCGGCGAACGTGCAGATCGTGGTCGACGGTGACAACCGCACGGCCAAGGTCGGCGACAAGGCTCTCGACGTGTTCGTCACGGAATGGGCAAAGAGCGACGAGGGGAAATTCTTCGTCGCTGCACCGAACAACAACGGCGGCGGCGCCGGTGGCGGCAACAACAACGGCGCCGCAGTCAAAGGCAAGATCGACGGAACCCCGGCAGAGCGCCGGGCGTACTTCGAATCCAAGCACCACGACCTGAAGCCAGCGGCCTGATCCACAGGCAGCGCGTAGGGTCTCAACTTAGAAAGGCAAGGTCATGGCACTCAGTGACATGAAGGTATTCAACCAATACCTGCAATCCGCAACAATCGAGACCCTCGCGCAGATGGTGGAGAAGTTCAACGCGGCCAGCGCCGGGAGCATCGTGCTCACCGCCGACGGCTTCGATGGCGACTTCATGCAGCAATCCTTCTGGGGTGCACTCCACGCTGCCCAGCGACGCGTGGACCGGTACGCGACCAACACGACCGCAGCCGCGACCGCGCTGGCGCAACTGCAGCACAACAGCGTCAAGGTTGCTGGCGGCTTCGGCCCGATCTCGTGGGAGCCGGCGCAGCTCACCTGGGTGCAGAAGAACCCGAGCGAGGCGATCGAGGTCATCTCGCGCAACCTCGCCGAAGCGATCATGTCGGACCAGCTCAACACGGCGATTCTCGCCCTGGTCACGGCGATCGAGGCGCAAGCGACCGCGACCTTCGACACCGGCACCGGCCCGATGGCCTATGCCGACATCAACAGCGCGCACGCCAAGTTCGGCGACTCGTCGATGTTGATCGTGGCCGACGTGATGGACGGCGCCATGTACCACTCGCTGATCGGCCTGAACCTGGCCAACACGCCGCAGTTGTTCCAAGCGGCGAACGTGACCGTCGTCGAGATCCTCGGCAAGCGCGTGGTCGTGACCGATGCGGCGGCCCTGCGCGAGACCGGAAGCGGCGCGGAAGCCAAGGTGCTGGGCCTGGTGGCCGGTGCGGCGATCGTGCACGATGGTTCCGACTTGATCACGAACATCGAGACCAGCAACGGCGCGCAGCGCATCGCGACCACGTTCCAGGCCGACTACAGCTTCGGTCTGGGGCTGAAGGGCTACGCGTGGGACGTGACGAACGGCGGCAAGTCGCCGGACGCAACGGACCTCGCGACGGCCAGCAACTGGGACAAGGTTGCGACCAGCATCAAGCACACGGCCGGCGTGCTGGCGAAGTCGGATGTCTGATGAGCAAGGGGCGGCACTGGCCGCCCCCTCTCTCACCGAGCAGGAGCGCGCGAAGTACACCGCGATCTGGGCCATCCCGCGCTACAGCGACCACTCGCCCGGGGAGCGCTTGCTCTCCGATGCGCTGCGATGGCTCAAGCCGGTGGAAGGCGCGAGCGTCACCGACTGGGGCTGCGGCACCGGGCGCGCGTCTGAAAAGATGGCGTCACGCGGCTACCGCATGCGGCTGGTGGACATCGCGCGCAACTGCTACCGCGGCGAGCTGCCGTTCGTCGAGTCCTGCCTGTGGGAACTGCCCGACGATCTCGAGCCGACGGACTACGGCTACTGCTGCGACGTGATGGAGCACATCCCGCCCGAGAAGGTGGTCGATGTGCTGCAGGCGATCAGCAAGCGCACGCGCGTGGCGTGTTACCTGCAGGTCGCGCTCTTCGACGACAACTTCGGCAAGCACATCGGGCAGAAGCTGCACCTGAGCGTGTTTCCTGCCATCTGGTGGATCGAGCGGATCAGCGCTGCATTTCATTCGACCGAGTTCAAGTCGGTCAGCTCCGCGCACCTGCTCTGCATCGCTCGCAACTGAGCCATGCCGTCGGAGTTTCGCGAACTGGTGCTCAAGCACCCGGGAGCGCGCATTGCCATCATGGGCGGCGCTCCGACGCTGCGCGAGCATGTTCCGCAGATCGATGCCGATGTCTGGATCAGCACCAACGCGCACGGGCTCGACATTCGCAGCGCTGACTACGTCGCAGCGATGGACAACGAGCATCGCGGCGCGGGTGGGATGCCGATGGAGCGTTACTTGCGTCGCAAGTCATCGCTTCCGATCATCGGCCCCGAGCACTGGGCCGACTACGTGATCAGCGGGTGGCCATCGTGCCCGACTCGTGTGCTGACCGGTCAGATCGCCGCGTGGTGCGCGTTCGGGATGGGCGCATCCGTCGTGATCTTGGCCGGGTTCGACAACTACGACGGCCAGAGTACGCAGGCGCACAAGGCTTGCGACCGCGT